GAGGAGGAGGTGGATCGGATATGAGCAGTTTTCGATGGATATCGTGGACACAGCCCATCGTTAGCTCCAACACCGACTACGGCGCTATTTCCGCAAGCTCACAGAACGCTTCATCAGTCGCTTTGCCGTGGAAAGCCGCAGACGGTATCCACGAAGGTTCAAATACCTCTTGGGAGTCGGCGAGGGATGCAATTCCAGCATGGTGGAAGTGGTCGTTTCCAGTCACCCTGCGAATAACGCATCTGAAGCTCTATAACAAGTATTCGAGCTACAGCCACCTCTCAAAAATTGCGTCGGTTTACGCCGATGCGGATATGGGGCGTCGTATTGGTCAGGGACAATTTGCCGAAGAATCTTTTTCAACGCTTGATATAGAGTTCAGCGAACCCGTCGTGACCGACACGCTATGGATCGTATGTGAGAGCGGTTATATGTCCGGCAACACCTTTGTCGGGCTTGGCGAGGTGGAAATAACCGCCGAGGAAGGCGTCGCTCTTTACGATGTTCAGTACCTCGACTGGGACGGGACGGTCTTGAAGTCGGAAACGGTCGAATACGGCGGTTCGGTCACGCCGCCCTCCAACCCCGTGCGCGAAGGATACTCCTTTGACGGGTGGAGCGAGCCGACTGGTTATATTACGCAGGACACGACCGTCCATGCTCTCTACACGAGGGTCGAAGGCGATGACAGATTTTTGCTTACCACGCTGAAAACCATTCTGGTCGAGCTGTCAATTCCAGTCGAAACGGGCGTGTTTTCGGGAACTCCTCCCGCTTGCTACGCCGTACTGACGCCACTCACCGACAGCTTTGAGCTGTTCGCGGACAATCATCCACTGCATGAGGTGCAGGAAATTCGAATCTCGCTTTTTGACAAAGGCAACTATCTGCGGACGCGAAATCGCATCGTTGAAGCCCTGCTCGCCTCGGAAATCACAATTACCGACAGGCGGTACATCACTCACGAGGACGACACGGGGTATCACCACAGCGCCATTGACGTGGCGCAAGTTTATAACACGGAGGAATGAATTATGGCTACTATCGGTCTTGACAGACTATATTACTCGAAAATCACGGAGGCGGCCAACGGCGACGAAACCTACGCCGCTCCCGTGCAGCTTGCAAAGGCGATGCAAGCCGACCTCTCGGTCGAACTTGCCGAAGCGACCCTTTACGCAGACGACGGCCCTTCCGAGGTCGTCAAGGAATTTAAAAGCGGAACGCTCTCCCTGGGTATTGACGATATAGGCAAGACCACAGCCGAAGACCTGACCGGGGCGAAAATCGACGACAACGGCGTTGTCATCGCGGCTTCAGAGGACGGCGGCGATCCTGTCGCTATCGGCTTTAGAGCCAAGAAGTCCAACGGCAAATACCGTTACTTTTGGCTGTACCGCGTCAAATTCGGCGTTCCCGCCACCAATCTCGCCACGAAGGGCGACTCCATCACTTTTTCTACGCCTACCATCGAGGGGACTGTGCTGCGGCGAAACAAGCTCGACCTCAACGGTAAGCATCCGTGGAAAGCGGAAGCGACCGAGGGCGATGCGGATGTTCCGGCAACAGTTATCTCCGGCTGGTATTCGCAGGTTTACGAGCCTGTGTTCACGCCTACTGTGGGAGGTGAGGGATAATGGCTGATGATAGAAGCGCACCCGTCCGTATTGGCAGGAAAGATTACGAGATGATTCTCACTACGCGCGCTACAAAAGAAATCGCAAAAAGGTACGGCGGCCTTTCCAACCTCGGCGAAAAGCTGATGAAAACCGAAAACTTCGAGATGGCTCTCGATGAAATCGTGTGGCTCATCACCCTGCTCGTCAACCAGTCCGTACTTGTCCATAATCTGCAAAACCCGGAGGATAAAAAGGAAATGCTCACAGAGGAGGCTGTCGAGCTGCTCACTTCGCCTTTTGAGCTTGCCGAGTACAAGGACAGCATCATGCAGGCCATGATGAAGGGCGCGAAGCGCGATGTGGAGAGCGAGGACGACTCCTCAAAAAACGCACTGGTCGGGTAAGCGATGAAGAATTGTTTGCCCGGCTGATTTTTTACGGCGTATCCCTCTTGCATCGGTCGGAAGCTGAAGTGTGGCTCATGCCGCTCGGTCATCTTCTCGACCAATGGGAGGTGTATATGCAGTTCAACGGCATGACAAAACCCAAACGCATCTGGAATATCGATGAAATAATCCCCGGCGGGTTATAAGGAGGTGGTGAGCTGTGGCTGACAATTTCGGTCTCAAAATTGGCGTCGAGGGCGAAAAAGAGTTCAAAAAAGCCCTGTCCGATATCAATCAGCAGTTTAAGGTTCTCGGCTCGGAGATGAAGCTCGCCACCTCCCAGTTTGATTCCAACGAGCGAAGCGTGGAGTCCCTCACGTCGAAAAACGAGGTTCTCTCCAAGCAAATCGAAGCACAGAAAGAAAAAATCGAAACCCTGCGGAAAGCTCTCGAAAACGCCTCTGACTCTTTCGGAGAGAACGATAAGCGCACCCAGCAATGGGTCGCCGCTTTGAATAATGCCCAAGCGGAGCTAAACGGCATGGAGCGCGAGCTTTCGCAGAACGAAAAAGCCATCGATGACATCGGCGATGAAATGCACGACGCAGCCCAGCAGACGGACAAATTCGGCGATGAGCTGGACGATGCCGGAGATCAGGCGGACAAATCGGGCGGCAAATTCAGCAAGCTCGGCTCTATTGTCAAGGGCGTTGGCACGGCTATGGGCGTTGCGCTTGCCGCAATCGGCACTGCCGCCATAGCCGCGGGTAAGGCTCTTGTGGACATGACGGTCGAAGCCGCCGCCTACGCAGACGAAATGCTCACGCAGTCGACAGTTACGGGCATGAGTGTGGAAAGTCTCCAGGCATACTCCTACGCCGCCGATCTGGTGGATGTTTCACTTGATACCCTCACCGGGTCGATGGCTAAAAACGTCAAGTCTATGTCCAGTGCGGCGCAGGGGTCAGCGAAGTATGCCGACGCCTACGCACAGCTTGGCGTGGCAGTCACAAATGCGGACGGTACGCTGCGCGACAGTGAGGACGTCTACTGGGAGGTAATCGACGCTCTCGGCGAAGTCAGCAATGAAACGGAACGCGATGCTCTTGCTATGCAGCTCTTCGGCAAATCCGCTCAAGACTTGAATCCGTTGATTGCTCAAGGCAGCGAAGGTATCGCGGCTTTGACCGATGAAGCCAAGCGTATGGGCGCAGTACTTTCTGAAGAAACCATTGCCAAGCTCGGCGCATTCGACGACAGCGTTCAGCGTTTGAAGCAAGGCTCTGAAGCCGCAAAGCGAGTCATGGGAACGGTACTGCTTCCACAGCTTCAAGACCTCGCAGATGACGGCACGGCGCTTCTCGGCGAGTTCACATCCGGCCTTGTTGAAGCAGGAGACGACTTCGACAAGATAAGCGAGGTCATCGGCAACACGGTCGGCGGCCTGGCAGAAATGATTATGGAGCATTTGCCGAAGATCATACAGGTCGGAATGGACATCGTCATGGCAATTGGAAAAGCCATCGTGGATAACCTGCCAACCCTGGTGGAGTGTGCGTCGTCTATTATCATGACGCTTGTTCAAGGTCTGGTGGAGGCTTTGCCGGCCATCACAGAGAGCGCGGTTTCCCTTGTCATGACGCTCGTTCAGGGCATCATCGATAATCTCCCCGCCATTGTGGAGGCGGCAATCAACATGATAGTAACCCTGGCTATGGGCATCGCGGACGCATTGCCGGAGCTGATCCCTTCCATCGTGGAGGCAGTTATTCTCATCTGTCAGGTTCTTCTCGACAACATGGACAAAATCCTTGAAGCGGCTTTTGCCATCATCAAGGGTTTGGCAGAAGGGCTTTTGAACGCCCTGCCAAAGCTGGTGGAGGCTTTGCCGGAGATCATCATAACCATCGTCAACTTCATCACCGACAACCTCCCCGCCATCATTGAAATGGGTATTGAGCTTATAGTACAGCTCGCAGTCGGGCTGGTGAAAGCTATCCCGCAGCTTGTAGCGGCTCTTCCTCAAATCATTGCTGCAATCGTACAGGGGCTTGGAAAAGCAGTCGGGGCCGTGTTCGAGATAGGCAAGAACATTGTTTCCGGCTTGTGGCAAGGCATTCAATCTCTGGCCTCATGGCTGTGGGACAAGGTTTCCGGATGGATTTCCTCCATTTGGGACGGCATCTGCGACTTCTTCGGCATCGCTTCTCCCTCGAAGGAGATGGGATGGGTCGGCAAAATGATGGTCGAGGGTCTTGCTGGGTCTATCGAATCCAACGGCAATGAGGCTGTGAAAGCCGTAACCGATATGGCGGGA